CTGCTGGCGGTGCGTATAGTTTTAGCCAATCATTCATACAGGGTGACGTAATTGAAACTACTGCTCCAGCTGTAGGTGCTCTTAGTGACTACTCCAACCAGACAGCAACAGCTGTTGGTACTGGTACAGGTACAGGTACTGTAACCTCAGCACATACTCTGACAGCAGTTGGTGGTGGTGCTGGCACAAATACAACTGGTCAATTCGTAACTGAACTACAAATTAGATAAGGTGTTTAGGAAGTTAGCCATAACGACACTACTCTTGTGCGGTTCTGCCGCACATGCAGTGCCTGTGGTCCCTAACTTCACGCAGGGCTCGATGACGAGCCATACTGAAACAACGTCTACCGTAACGGAGACGATAAATTCGATGGATTATGCTACAGGCTGGACTTATTCTGTCTCTGGGACAGGGGTTGAGTTAGAAGCAGGATCATCGGCAGTCGCACCTGATGGTGTGACTAATCAAAATGTAACCACTAATGGTGTGACTTCAACATGGACTGGATTAGACTTATCAACAGGAAACAAACCAACTTATGTGCAGACGACTCCGGGCGCAGCGTTTCAATTCACGGAACATTACAGCGGCCCCGGGCTTCAGACGCACACCGTAATTCAGAGAACCAGTACCATAACAAGCGTCACCGACACAACAAGTATTTTCCAACAATAGGTACGTTAGTACTATCTTTACTAAGTCCTACCGTATCATTAGCAGCAGACGTTGGTGGTGTATCAGCGACTGCTAATCCTATTGCCAACTCTTCAGGCTCAGTAACCAATCAAGCCATACAGGTGTTACAAGGTCCGTATATAACTAACACCTATGGTGGTGGTATACAATGTCAAGGTGCTACCATGAACATCACTCCCTATGTTACTGGTAGTGGTGCTTTCAAGCGACCCTTTGAAAGATACTATGATGATCCCGTCTATGACATACATGATGCTGATGATGACGGACAGATAGATAATCCAGGAAATATATTATACTACGTTCCAACACGTACCAATCAGACAGAGAATTATAACCTTTCAATAGGTGTGTCTGCTACTTGGTCTAAACCATTAGATAAAAAACTACAACAACAGTGTAAGGAAGCAGTTGCTAGTCAAATAGCATTAGTGAATCAAACAATTTCTAATAAGAGATTAGATTTTGAGATCGCGAGACTTAAAAACTGTGGAGAACTCAAGCAGCAAGGTATCATGTTCCATCCTAAGTCACCATACTATAGTGTATGTGCTGATGTTATGTTGGTAAATCCTGCTGGTGTAGTAGCACCACACATGCACAATCTTTCTACTTCTTCTTCTTCGAGTGCTGCTTCGCAAAATTTATCTCCAGGAGACCCTTCTTCAACCGATACTCATTCGTCTTCAACTCAGCCTGAGTCGGGCGGTACGGAGTCTTCCCAAGGATCGTCTGAATCTTCGTCATCACTTTCTTTATCACAGGTTTCACAACCTTCATCAAAAGATCAGCCAGCGGCTTTGCTAGGAGGGCCGATCCAGTGGCCACCGCAGCAATCGTCGCCGTAGTTGTTACTACTTGAGGAGCAGGTAAATATGCTTCTACTACACCAATATCTTCGTAAAGAACTTCACAAACTTTACCTCGTGGAGTATCTACTAATTCAAATCCAGATACTTTCTCTTTTTTATTCTGTGCAACATCTCCTATACGAGGCGCAGTAGGTCCAGGACACTCTGGGTCACCTTCTGGTGCAACATCACCAGTATCGGGCGTTTCAGGAGCACCTGGAGGATCTTCAGGAGGTGCTACGGGAGGTGCTTTCTGTTCTCTTGTAATTATTAACTGATCTGGTTCATAATTCATTGCATCGTATGATGGATAGTACCCATCAGGACACAAAGTCATAATCTCTTTAGGATCATCATCAGCCAGCTGAGGTAAAAGTTTTGTCTTCCTGTTCTCTTCCGTGTGTGCTTTAACACAACCTGGCATGTCTATAATAGGAATACCAATATTAACAACAACAGGTCTCATTAAATAATCCACGCTGGGTTGATTGTTAATCCAACGTGGAATATAAGGAACATTATTACCAACAGTATGTATCTGAATATTTGGTATATGACGAATTGGGTCAGACATTATTAGTCTTTCCAGCCACCTGATTTCAACCAGTTATTATGATGTGGATTGTCCCAACTGTCACTGATTTCATAGGATGGAATGATAACCTCGGAGATATATCTTCTATTCTCTTTGGCAATGTTTAAACTTTGTTCTTCTAGATTACCAACCCTACCATCAATTTGCGATGACCACCATACAGCACCACCTAACTGTGCTGCTAGGAATGTGAGTACTGCTACTGGAATTTTAAAGTCTTTCATTTAGGAACCTCCTTACGATAATCTTTGGCGGGAACACCACCTTGCCTTACAACGCCACCAGTAGAACTAGGAAACATCTCTGCTATAGCACTACGAACTTCTTCTCTCACAATGAGTTGGAGTTCAGTTGCCTGTGCTTTTATTCTTTTCTCTGGTCCACCAGTTGCTTGATCGATGGCAAAGTTACCACCAACCAGCGAACCAGTTCCTACGACAGCAGCTGCGCTGCCGTAGGTTGCTATCTTCTGAATATCCATTAGTTAGGAATACCCATCCCCACAGCAGGAGACTTAGGTCCTTCTGGCGCAGATTTTTGTGGTGCTGTAGGTGAAAGATCATTACTTCCTAGAGGAAGTGAGTCAGCACCAACACTAGGTACTCCACCACCAAGACCACCAAGTGATCCTAGTACTGCGTCTTGTACCTTTGATTTAACATCGTCTACGATTGCGTCTTTATTAACGTAAACGTAAGCACCAGTGCCAACAACGGCAACAGATACAACAGCAGACGCAACAGCAAGTACATTTACTATCTTTTGCATAATTTTTTCCTTACAATTTATAAGTATCGTCGGTAGTAATCTTAAGAGGAGCTTGTTCAACTCTAATTGTTTGAACAGTTCCATTGTTACCAGACTTCGCTAACAACTTCTCCATGTCTTGCTTAGTGATAGCACCATTAGCACCACCGTTCTGCATTTTCATAGTACCATCCCCCTTCTTAGAAGCGGTCTGAATTCCGAAGCTAGCTAAAACTCCAGTAAAAACTGAAGCTATAAAAGTCGGATCTATTTTTTGTTGTGGTATTCCTGGAATAGCAACATAATTAAGAGTCAATATTCCCCCGGACCACACAAGTACACCCAATCTGACCATGCTGGACAGCAAAGCGGCTTGTTCAGTAGCATCAGGTAATAAAGCATCCTTTGCTTTACCAAGAAACCCTTTCTTTTTATCGGGTTTACCTTCCTCTTTCAACTCCTCCTTCGGTTCATCAGTCATTATAGCACACTTGTCAAGGTCTTTCTATTTATCACACCCAAGCCAAATTTCCAGCAACTGTAACCCTGACTCCATCATTATTGTAAAATGGATAAACTAAATGATGCAACTCAGCAGGGAAGAATAGCATCATACCTTCCATCTGTGGAGACATTGCATAGTTATACGACTTTCTGTTACCTAGTATACTTGTGTACTCAAACTGAAAACAAGAGACACATGGAAGAGTAGTACCCTGAGCAAAGGGCAACTCCAACTGTTCTCTTGCATCAGTAGGAATATTTTTCCATATAACAAACGAGAATACACCAGCATGTACATGAGATGGGTTAAACTCAGTCTGGTACTGATAATTTACCCAAATATCAGTGATTTTTAATTGACGTTCTGATGTAACTACCGTTGGTCTCGGTTTATAATCAAACTTTTCTTGGTATTTTTCAGCAACTTCAAACAAAAACTGCTCGAACTTATCTGTTGCTATTAATTCTCTAGACCTCGTGATGTTACCAGCGAGTTTTTTTCTAACACACTCACCTTCCTCAGAGATCATATGATCCACTTCCGATAGTGTATCATCAGGAAGTATGACTTCTAACCACCCATCATTTCTGGGTGTAATTGCTCGACAACGCATAACGAAATTATTCTATCAATATTATATCATAAACTTTGATTATTCTGCAACTCAAAAGGAACACCAGCAAATTCTATAACAGTCATAGTTGAATCTAAACTACCATTACTATGATGAAAATAACAGTTATCACTACCAGATACCCTGTATCCTGTTAATCTATAATCAATAGCAGTTCCAGGAATAGGACTTGGATTATCAATCCAATTAAAACTTGGGTAATCTTCATCACCAGAATCATTGGTAGAACCAATATAAGTTGCTGGATACATTAGTGTCGTAGTAACACCACCTGTAATTCTAGCTAATTTCATTTCATAATTAGTACCAGTACCTCTAGTACCACAACCACCACAATTTCCCATGACCATGAACAAGCTTCCACTATACTTAGGTGTTATAGTAACTTTCATCAACGTTGTATCACTGGCATAAGAAGATTCAATTTGATTAGTTCTATTATATTGTACTACCTGTACGATACCAGAAGAAACATCTTGAAATGCCATTCTTCCAAGCATTTGATTCAATGGAATATCTTGAGGACTAGTACCTATGTTTGCAAATCTTTCTCTATAAGCCATGTCTATGTTCCAGAAAGGTTGTAATCTTTTGTTAAGGATATCAAAACATTATTCTCAAAGTACTCACTATATATTCGGATACTCTTGTAATGTCCACACCATTCTCTTGGCGCATCACCTTGTGCTGCTAGTCCGATCTTCAAAGTAGAGACATTTCTATGAGTTCCATGCAGTGTACTACCTATAGCATTACCACTGTTTTGCATAACACCATTACAACATAGTTTAAATCCTTGAGCATTTTCAGTATCACCTAATCCACAAGCCCAAGCATGTTTAGTTGGTCCATAAAAATGTTTTTGAGTACCGCCGCTAGTATTTTCCCTCATTAATCCAGATCCACTAGCATTACTACCAGTCGTAGAAACAGTTCCGTAAGTAGTATAGTATCCCATAGAACCATCATTGCCTAGATATGGTCTCAAAGTATCTGATCCAGACTCAGGATTAATACCATATAATCTCCTTGCATACTTCCAAGTAAGAGTTGTAAACTCAGTAACTATAGTAGCAGGAAAGGTAAAGTCTGGATTCCTTGCAATCATAGTATCCTTGCTTCTAGCTACAGTACCCTGTGTCGCTTGAGGAATATATGAAAACAACTCATCTGGTGTTTCAACATTCTGAACATTAGCTCCCCACATATAAAAACTTGGATCACCATCTCCAGTTTCATTACCAACATCACCACCTAAAGTAGCAGGATGACCAAGCCACATTGTTCCAGTAAAATTGCTCCCTATTCCTGGATTAAAACAATAAGAACAACGATACCATCCGTTAGGATACTTTACCATCCTAGCATTACTAACATAACCATGATCATTATCGGTCACGGTTTCAACCACTTCATCTTGTAGATCAAATGTCACATTAGAACCAGCATGAGCACCTGTTTGTCCAGTACCAACTGCATTACTAGTAAAGCTTCCTGATACCTCTAGCTCAAAATACCTATTCAAATTAGATACACTACCATCCAATACTCTCTTAACAAATACAGATGCAACATAAGTAGCATCTAATGCTGCAACAGTAAAAGTTTTATAATATCTATGATGTCCAGAATTGCTAGAAGGTGAATAATACCATGCAGAAGATCCATCTGGAGCTTTCTCTTGTTGAGCACTAACACCAAGAGAATCTGTAAATGTATCAGCAGCAGTACCAACAGTCCATCCTGATTCTAGATCAGTATTGTCTATGTAATTGGTACGACCATCTTCCCTCAACAATCCTAATGGTTCTAATGTATGAGGATCATGATCGAATCTTGCTTCATTGATTGGCGCAATCTTAATAAATCCATCACGATCTAAGTATGTTGCAGTAGTAGTTCTCTCAAATTGGATGCCAGGTGGCAACGACCCTGCATTAGCAAAGTCCCAATTGATAGAGGGTCTTGATGTTGGATATTTTCCGCCTATTTGTAGTCCCATTCTTATACTTCTGTAAGGTTGAGCTTATATTTTTTGCCAGTAACTCTATTTATTAAGAACATATCTGACTCACCTTCTTGCATAGTCCAATGACCTTCTGAACCATCAACTTCATTACCACCTGTTCCTATATTATTAAAGTGTGCGTCAGCAGTATATACATTTGCCCACCTCTTAGTAGATGATCCAATATCTCTTGTGTTATCAGCATCAGGAAGAATATTAGAAGCAACATTAGAAAGATCTGTACCTACAGATACAGCAGTACCTAGTGTCCAAGTAACACCACCAGATCCACCAGTTCCTGTAAGGTTAGGTCCGATAGTTCTTGTGTTCTCGTCAGCAACATATATTCCATTAATAGAATAGTGCTTGTTGTCTGCAAGATCCATGTGCTCTGTAGATACCCAAGTGTTATAGGTAACACCACCATCTATATGTTTGAATGTAAGTTTCTTATCTGTAGTACCCTTAACGATAACACCACCATCATGTGCAGCAGTATCAGAAGGACCAAGAGCATTTATTTGTGCCGTTCCATTACCAGTAACATTAGCTGATAGTACCGCAGTGTTATTTGTAATAGAAACGATTGTTGTTCCACCAGGTATTGTGATACCACCTGTAGAAGTCTGGACTTCCATGCCTGGAATCAATCCAAGTGTAGGAGTTATTGATGTAAGGTTAGCAGTACCATCTGTTACAGTAGCAGCGAAAGTTATACTTACAACAGCAGCAAGTTCGATTGCTTTGTCTGCCACTTCAATTACGTTAGATTTAATAGTAGTTGTTGTACCATTAACTGTAAGATCACCTTTAATAAGACAATCATTATTAATAGTTACATCTTTGTTTAAAGTAAGGTCAAAGTTTGCATCACCAGTCAACCAGTTCTCTGTACCAGAACCAATAACTAACTGCCTATCACCGTTAGCATTAGGTGGTTCAAAGGTTGCGTTAGTTTGGTTAGCATCATCAGCAGGACCAATCAGTACGTTACCAGTACCCTTAGCATTATAACCAGCATAGTATCCAATACATACGTTGGCATTACCTCCACTGAGTGTCTCTAATGCATTGTTACCAATGGCAACGTTCTTTTCTCCCGTAAGTGAAACCAGCAATGCGTCACGACCTATTGCAATGTTATCATCTCCGATTCCATTTGCTCGTAATGCACGATGTCCTAATGCCAGGTTCGCTGCACCAGAGTTAGTTGTGAATTGTGCTTCGTATCCAATTGCTATGTTCTGAGATCCAGAACTATTTCCATTCAAAGCCTCATGGCCTATAGCAACGTTAGTATTAACACTACTATTACCACGACCTATCTTAAATGGATCACTACTAGTTCCGAATATTACAAGGTCTGCGTTGTCTATATTAACAGTACCTTTAAGAAGAATGTTATCTGTAATAGAAGCACCAACTGTTAGGTCTTCATTGACTATTAGATTCTGATTAATTGTAAAGTCACCACCTGCTGCACCCATTGCAATAGCAGATGCTGCACCAAATGCAGTAACAGAAGTAGCATTAGTATTGAATAAAGAGAAACCAGTAGAAGTTGTTATCATACTGGTTAGTATGTTAGGACTAGTCTGGAATACAAGACGACCAGTACCAGTTGTATCACTAATCAAACCACGAATTTGTGTGGATGTAGTGGAAGCAAAGGTAGCAAGAGTATCAGATGTGTATGCTACGTTACCACCAGATCTAAAGTTTGCAGTAACAGCAGCAACAGCATTGTCTGTTGTTACAGTTAAGTCTCTCTGTAAATCGAGAGTCTTACCTGAAGCTATTGATAGAACACCAGAGGCAGTTGATGTAATTTGTAATCCATTAACAGATGTAGCAGTAGCAGCACCTAGTGTTGGGTTAGTACAAACAGGAGATGTTAAAGTCTTGTTAGTAAGTGTCTGTGTCTCTCCTTCCGTTACAAATCTATTAGAAACAGATCCATCCCATGATCTCCAATATGCACCAGACTCATACCATTCTATTCTTTGGTAAGCAGTTGTGTTTCCAGAACCATCAGTAGTTCTATTAAGTTGAATACCACCATCAGCACCACTTAGATTATTACCCTTTCTAAGTTCAATTAAATTATCTTCTACTTCTAAAGTGGTTGTATTTAAAATTGTTTGTGTACCATCGACAACCAAGTCACCTGTAATAGTAACTGTAGATCCGTTGTCAGTGATAAGACTGTCTGCTAACTGGAAGTTACCAGAGTCCCACTTCATTATAGTGTTACCTGTTAGGTTAGCAGCATTCTTTAACTGGAAATCTAAACCAGATAACAGAACACCATTAGATGCTGTCAATGAAGCACCAGTGTCACTGTTAACAGATGAAACTGTAATTGTTGTAACACCACCAACTGATGCCTGAGTAACAGTAGTTGCACCCGCAGCAGCAATTTTAAAATCGCCAGCAGTAACAGCATTAGAACCAGATGCTAATCTCGTTATGGTATCATTGTCAACACTAGCAACCGTAACGTCTTGTCCTGCCTGTGTAACAGTAACATTAGTACCACCTAAGATATTAACATCACCAGATACAAGAGTTCCAGCAGTTCCACCCTTAACACGAGTAACTGTGTTGGTAGAATCAAAAGTAATTGTTGGGTCGTTGTTGCCGTCTATACCCTGTGCTACGGTTGTTGCTCCAGTAGCAAGGAATGTGAAATCTCCAGAGGCATATGCCTGACCAGTTGTTGCTCTTACTCTTGTAATAGTGTCAACATAAGTTGAGCTGACATCAATAGTATTTGTTGCTGCGTTCTGCGTGACAGTGGTAGATCCACTACCAGAAATTTTCATCGCACCTGTCTGTGCAGCACCACCTTGAGCAGCTTGTAGTGTAGTTATAGTATCGGAATCAGGAGCAGAACCAGCAATAGTAATAACATCACCAGCTCTAACAATTTCCATTGCTACCGCATTGGAACCAGCAGGTACAGATCCCGGAGCACCAACAGCAAGTGTTACATCATCAGTTCCAGTTCCAGATCCACCAGCAGTTAACCGAATAATTTTTTGAGTAGCATTTAATCCATCAGTAGCACTGATAGCGTAAACAGTATTATCATTTGGAGTTATTACTGTACCACCTAATGATATCTGAGTTCCGTTAATACTTATAGATGAGTTTGATAAAGCAGCATTCGGAATATTGCTTAATGTATTCTGCGATCCAGATATGATTGCTGAAGTAAGAGTCTTATTAGTAAGAGTCTGAGTTTGTGTTAGATAAACATCGCCAGGACTACCCCACGACACCGCACTACCATCACTAGTCAGGTACTTACCAGAACCTGTGTCTGAACTGATAATAATATTATTACCCGACAGGTCTAGATTATCACCTGATACCAGTTCCTCTATTTTCAGAGAAACTTCATTAACAATCAATGGAAAACGATTAGCCATTTACATTCCCGATGGATACTACTGCTCTTGTTTATTTATGCCGCATAGAAAACAGTAGACCTTCTAGGGAAGCATTGACTTGGTTTAGTTGAGTCTAATCTTGGTCCATCTGTTGATCCTGTATCACATACTCCTGACGTAGGTCTTGGATTCTCTATGTGTAATTGTACGTTGGGACTTCCCTTCTTGCAAGTATAATCAGCAAAGTCACCAGTACCAAGATCAAAATCCATCTCGCCACTAATGGACTGTGATTGAATAAGTTTACTTACATCTGTATTATGAAATCTTTTTTTATTAGTAGCAAGTAAAGCTGCCACACCACAAACCTGCGGGGATGCCATACTAGTACCATTAATAGGATAGTAATAATTGTTACCACCATACTTACTATCAGCAAGTCCTATACCAGCATAGTCTCCAGTTATCACACTAGGATCTGCCCAAGCAGAAACAATAGCATATCCAGGAGCCCATACATCTACTCTAGGACCATAGTTAGAGAAAGTTGCTCTCCTCTGATCCTGATTATTACTGATAGCACCTACACATATGACACCAGTTGCTGCACCAGGACTAGATCCTCGATTAAAATATCTTGTTCCGAAAGCAGCAGTTACATAATTATTATACTCAGTGTCTGTAGGTAATGCTATATGAAAATTATCATTACTAGCAGCAGCAATAATGACAACTCCATCTCTAATAGCATCTTCTACATCAGCATCAACAGCAGCAACCCTACCAGGATACTGAGTCTTGTTTGCTCCTATTCCAAAATCCTTTTCTATACCAGGAAAATTCCAACCATTAGGTCCGGGATTACCTGAATTATATGTCACTCCATTGTATACAATAGATGTTATATCACTGATATCAAATCCAGTTGGCCAATCTCCACTATAATCAGCACCATATCCCCAACTATGATTAGTAACTGTAGGATTCCTACGTCCTGTAGTTGTGTTAATAGGTTTATGTTTATGAAATGCTCTTAGATAATCAAACAATGCCATGACTGGTGTTGCACTAGCACTAAGAACATCTAAGTGATAGATGTTTGCTTCTCTTGCCCACCCATAATGTCTTCCTGCTACAGTACCAGTTACATGATTGCCATGAAAAGCTGTGTTAGTTGCTTGATCAACATATGGATAACTACCTGTAGGTAGAGTGGTTCCATCATCATCTATACTAGTAACATAACTATTCAGATTATTATACCATTCATATTGCTGAAATCTTTGTTGATTTGTAGCTGGACTAACCCACTCTTTACAATCAGTTGATACTGGATCATCACATATAACTACATCAACATCAGATCCATTATTAAATACCTCTACATTACCTGTCTTGGTATTAGATCCACCAGATCCAAAAGCATTCTTACCTCTTTCAGTAGCATCACCTGCCACCTGAATATGACCCCACTGAAAATCAGTAGCATTAACTGAACTACCAGACTTCATGAAAGTTCCGTTAACATTATATGGTAAGTTATTAATAAGTGCTAAAGGTCTAGGGAATAATCCTCTTTCTTCAGGTCTTAATTCTACAGCAAGCACCCTAGAGTCTTCTACCAACTGCACTGCCTGTGCATCAGTCATATAGTAGTGTGTGTTCCTACTAATAGGACGTTTTAAGTTTATCCGAAACCCATTGGATTCCATATCAGCATAGAATCCTTCTAAGTCTTCATATCTATGAAGAGTTACGACATATATTTTTTCCATCTTTAGTCCTCTAGTTGTATTACAGTAAGACCGACAGTTATTGCAGCAGCACCACCACTCTTATTAACAACCTTTACATATACATTAGTTGATGGTGTTCCATCATTATTAAATCCAACCACACCTGGAGTTATTATTTGAGTCTGACTACCAGTAGTAATTACCTCAGCAATTACTCCACTACCAGGAATAGGATCTGTAGTCTCACTTCTAAGTGCATCATTAGTTCTAGCAGTAGTATCTGTATAAAGAGTTACCCATGCTGCTGCTGATGTATAAATCTTAAGAAGAGCATACGATTTATATGCTACAACTGTTATATCACCTGATGCATTGTTAGCAATAGATGCAGTTGTTGCGGTATATTGTGCTCTAGTAGATAAACTAGAAGGAGAATCAATCCAATTTGTTCCTGTAACAGTAGAAGAGAGAATTTGTCCTGCACTTCCAACAGATGTACTTGCATCTTTAAGAGTACCAGTAACTTCTAAGTTAGTACATTTAATAGGATTAGCACCACCAGCTCCGTTACCAACATCACCAGTTAAGTCACCAACAAATCCACCAGTAGCAGTAACTGTTGAATCAGTAGCAAATGTACCAGCACCATCTATAGTCAGACATGATAGATCACTAAAGTTTCCTATCTGAAGTGCGGTTATACTAGTTCCATCAGAATTAGGTCCGTCTGCTCTACAAACTGCACCTCCACTACTATCAAATTTCCATCCTATACTAGCAGCACCAGCATATACTCCAAATCCACCAGGAAACCAACCTGATGTTTCATCAATCATAGTCTTAGTTATTCCACCACCATTACCATAGATATACTTACCATTTAGATTTAAATTACCACCAAGTTCAGGTGTTGTATCTGATACTACATCAGTTATATAACTTGCAGATGCGTGATTACCCCAACCAAATGCAGTGTCCCAATTACCAATCTTTGTATTGGTAACATTAGCAGCAGCAGATGCACCGTATACTGGATCAGTTTCTGTGAATGATGTAAGATATCCACCACTAGCATGATTACCCCAACCATATGCTGTGTTCCAATTGGATGAGTTACCACCACTAGCAGTAATAGATCCAGAAACAGTAATTCCCGTTGTGGTCGTCTCTAAAGTAGGAGAAAAATCATGGTATATTTTAACTGAGCCATTGTCAGTACATTCAATATATGGTTCATTACCATCTTTGTTTTGAAGAACAAGACTATCAGCACCAATTTTTAAGACAGAAGTTGCTCTCTTATCTCTAATTAATGATTCAGTACCACCGCCCTTAAGTTCCAGATCACCACTATATCCTAAGACTATACTTGTATCATCAGACAGTAGTAAATCATTATTAGTTTTATCCCACAAGACATACGGTGCTCCATTATTTCCTGCACCTGTTCCAGTACCTGTGAAAATAACATTAGTACCAAACGAAGGACTACCAGATGTTACTGTACCACCTCTAGTAATTACAGACTGTAATGTATCTGTTTCAGCAGAAAGGTATCCAGTAAGATCAGCAGGTGTGAATGTGAATACACCAGTTCCATTATTATATGCAAGTGCTCCACCACCTGATGCAGCAGCAGTAGAAGTAGAAAGATCTGTTAATGCTATACCACTACCAGAAGCAGAAGTAAGATCAGTTCCAGGAGCCCATTCAGATCCATCCCACTTTAATACTTGTCCTGTGGAAGGAGCATTGGAAGAAACATTTGATAAACCACCAAGAGCAATAGCAGGTATTGAAGTTATGTAACCAGCACTAGCATGGTTACCCCAAGCAAATGCTGCATCCCAAAAACCAATTTTTGCAGTAGTAACTCCAGCAGCATCACCAAGTGATGTTAAGTATCCACTAAGGTCTGGTGGGGTGTATGTAAATTCTCCGTTACCACCATTATACGACAAATTACCACCGCCACTAGCAGACGCAACAGTCGCACTAGATGTAGGTGGTATAGTAGGTTTATTGAGTATAGCTTGTATACCACTAGTCGCTGTCCAATCTGATTGGAGTTGCGGAGCAGGTATAGTAGGCTTGTTGGTTAAATCCTGATAGTTTCCGCTGAAAGGAGTCTTCCATTCTATAGTTGTACCATCAGAACTAAGTACTTGTCCTAGTGTTCCAAAAGTTCCTCCTGCCTGGAGTTCTTTGCCAGCAGGAATATTCAGACCTTCTTTCAGCTCTATTGGGGAGTTATCAGCGTAATTGGCAATCTGATTTGCAAGAATTTTTGACATACTTCTAGTCCTGAAGACAGTTTCTCTGAGCTAGAAGTATTTATGTGTATACTAAATTACCTGCTACGATACTCCTACCATTACATTGGTTAGGTGGTACATAATGTTCAACCCAACCAGGAAATATTATCATCATCCCTTCCATAGGTCTTATTCTCTTACGAATCTCTCTGAATACTATAGGTGATGAACCTGTTGGTGTATTAACATAATACACAAACGCCCAATCATTATGGATATGATTATGAAACTTTTGAAAATGCCCTTGTTGATATACCTGACCCCACAAATCTACTAACTCAGTGGGTTTATCAATAAGACTCTGTGCATACTCTGCAACTGTACAAAATTCTTCTACTTTAAAACAATCCCACTTGGTCATCAGTGCTCCCTTATCTTTGTTAACACTGTTGTCACATATAATTCTATGCAATACTGAATTCAATTCTTTAGCATGTGGATACATGTACGCTTGTACTTCACCTAGATCCAACCCACCATAAGAAAAAATTCTATTCATCTACATCTATCCACTCTTCAATAGTACCTGGAATAATAAACTGAGACGCTGCTTTCACAGCGTCATCAAAGTTTAGAAAAGGTCCAGTCTCCTCATCATTATAGTTGTAATAATATTCCCCCAACCTCTCTTCAACTATAAACTGATTGATTACTCGATCACCATTGTCCAAGTTTTCAATCAGTCTAAAGTTGACAGGATTAGGATATATCTGGTCCTTTATCGTCATCTTTCTTATCACCGAATGTAATAATATCATCACTAGATGCACCCCACACACCAGGATCTGGTGTAAAGGTTACAGTAGGATCTGTCGTATTCAAAGTAATGTCTGGAAATTTAATAAGATTATCCAGAGCATCCATATCTCCACCAGGTCTAAGGTGATTGGAATCTAATGTAAAATCCCACTCTGCTTTATTCCTATAGTAATCATTCAAATTATCCGTCTTTCTAACAGGTGTGCAAGCAAGAACATCCTTAACACTATTCAAACACTCAACCAACATACTAAGATTCTCATCGTTTCTCTGTTCAAGTGACTCAACGAATGCTAATCGAAGTTCTTCTTCAGCAGCCTGAAGATGTTTTCTAATATCGTTACAAGACATATGTTTATACCACGAATGTTGTTAAAAATGCATAACCGATTAACCAAGCACACAATCCACCAATGACTTTATAGTATTTGCGGATAGGTGTACCAAAGTATTGTTGTCCTATCATAAGACATTTATGTGCTGGTGACAAGAGGTATCCTGAATACTCTGTTGATAGAAACCAAACAAGATATTGAGGACCAAAGATCACCACGAGAGCAGAGGTCATACCAGCATACTTACCTGATGATCCCATGATCCATGCTGCAACAGTTGCAACAATAGAAACAGGAATAATCATAGAAGGGTCTGCACCCTTAAGGTATTCCATAACTGGTCCTTTGATCTGACCAACCACTCCACCTAAAGCAAGAACGATAGTTGCGATGATCGCAAACTTACCATCAAGATACTTGCCCCACTTCCAATCCTTACAGATGATACTATAGTAACATGCCATAGCACCAAACCAAGGAAAGAAAAATATAGCACCAGACTTGCCAGTTGCAAGCAGGAACCATAGTGTTGCAATGAAAGGAGCCCATCCTCTCAATGCTCTTATCCAATTAAAATCTCTGATGTTACTCATGTCAGGCACAACACTCTCAGGATCAACCTTAGAGAAGATATACCACCATGTATAACCAAGAGTTATCACTAAAGGTATGAAGACGTATCCTAAAAATACACCATAACTAACACCCATAACTGCCATAGGAAGTACCACTGTCTTTTCAAGTGGACTCCACCAATAGTAATGGTGTGTAGATAAGTAATCTATTATACCATACGCACTTCTTTTCTTTTTGTCAGGTGGTGCTATAGCATCTAGTAGTGGTGCAGATAAAGCAACACGACCAGGTATAGGAAGTATTCCACCAAACAAAGAAGTAAGTAAGATAAGAACTCTATTGTCCTTAACATACCTCTTCATCAATGAATACACATCATCAAGTACATGATACTGGCGAATGAATCCACCAAGAATCATTATTCCAAAGATGTAACCCATATAAAGTTCGTTCTTTAAAATAGATTCAATCATAGTGTGTTCATTATATACTAGTAAATTATATTTGTCAAGGTTTAGATGTCACAAACTGCATCATCAAATTTCGAGACATCAGTGGCAATATACTTACTGCCATCCTTCTTAGTTATTAAGAAATCCATACCGCCCTCAATCTGAGTAGTATATTTGCTAGGATCTTCCTTAAATTCCTCTTCAGTTACTTCGATCATCATTATACTGTACAGCAGATGTTTTTTTCTTGCATATATCTGATGGATTCTTTAGTTCCACCAAGATTTTCACCATTTAATACTACTTGAGGAAAGGTTGCATCTTCTCCAAACTGTCCATAGAATGCTTCTTCACTAAAATCTTTACCGAGTTTATATTCAGCATAGTTTAGTTCCGAGAGACCTAATACTTCTATAATCTGTTTGCAGTGTTTGCATCCTTCCTTAGAATAAACAGTGAAATTTTTCATAGTCCTTGTTTAGCAGCGAGATAGTCTTTGTTAAAGAGATCTAACCCTTCGCGGGTTAGGACATGATTGTACATACCATTAAATGTTTTAACTGGTAGTGTACATACGTTTGCACCATACTCAAATGCTCTGCCTACATCTCGTACATTTCTGAGAGATGCAGCAAGTATCTGTGTCTGTACATCATGCCTACTATATGTATTAGCAATATCTTTTACAAGACATAACCCACCAAAAGAATTATCATCCACCCTTCCTACGAAAGGAGAAACATAGGTAGCACCCGCCTTAGCAGCAAGGATTGCCTGTGTTACAGAGAATACTAATGTAACATTTGTAAGGATACCATCCTCAGCAAGTTCTTTACATGCCTTCAGTCCTTCAACTGTACAAGGCACTTTGATTGTTACATTCTCACTCAGTTCATAGTAAGGTTGTGCTTGTTCAAGCATCTCTTCAGCAGTCTCAGCGACTACCTCAGCAGAGATTGACTCAAGGTTAGGACACCTCTCACGAATCTCCTCAATTACATCTGCTTGCTGTCTACCTGATCGCAGAATCAAAGTAGGATTTGTTGTGACACCATCAATTAGACCAGTCTTATAACCGTCTATAATTGAATCAACATCTGCGGTGTCTAAAAAGATTTTCATTTTTGTTCATTAAGAGGTTCCATTTTCAGGAACTGTTCATTCAAATTATAAAACAATTTATAGTTTGTTGTGTTAACCCAGTATCCAACGATGTCGTTTCCATCACAATGGAATCCATATCCAGTAAGAGGTTCATTCACACCATCGATCTTAAAGGTTTTGCTACCTCCTCTTTCTAGGTAATTGTGAAATTTCTCATCAAGATTTATCATCGTTCCTCGAAGGTTATTTTTCTAACTTTACGTTGGCGACGTGCCTCCTGATATTTTAGATCATCTGAGGAGAGCAGAGGTTTTTTCTTAGGATTCTTATCAGAACGTAACATAGTAACCATAGACAAGTCATTGGCTGATACATTATCACCACGAATGGTGGTCATGTTAGAGCAACCACATGTCCTTGTCTGTGTCTCATGTCCTATTAATTCTTTGCCGCAGGAACGGCATTGTACCTTTAACATTCTTCTTCAAAATAATCTTTCCTGTAGTAACGTCCTAAGATGTTACTATTATAATACATCGGACTCCCATCGTCAAGCGTCTCACTCAATACATTGTTTATAAAGAGCTGCTTGGTCTCTGCATAGTTGGTTCTTCCCGGTGTTGCATGGAGGGATAAAATTTCTCTTCTAAAAGCGTCTCGTCCAAGCTCTTTAACGTCTTGCTTAAGCTCCTTAGAACTACCGTAGTAGCGTTTCCAGTCACTCTCAGACGTAACTTTGCGTTTCCCACCTCTAGGCTTTCTACGACTGGTAAAGTACTTGCGTCCGATGTACTGCTTCCCAGTTTGTAAATTTGTAATCCTGTAGACAAAACCGAACTTGCCGTTAATGTCGTCAGAAGTAAAAGCTGTACCCTGATAGGTCCAGGGGTTTTCATAATCTCCTTCAACCACTGAGGTCTTTGTGGTGGTTTCCATCCCATAATTTTCATTTCACTAGCTCCTATTTATAGTTACTTCAATACTGTCATCATCCATCTCCCATTCCTCTTCGATGGAGCATCCATTCTCTTCAATAGTATCATGTACTATGTCTCTTGCATCTTGTTGTGAGATACTAGACTTGAAAACATCAGTCCCAGTCTCATCGGTTACTCTTCCGTCAGGATAGATAATAAGTTTATTCATATTTGTTATTCCATTCTAGAAATGATGATTGACAATCGGGTGGTTCAGGGTCTTTATAACCCTTCATCTTCTTCCACTTATTGTGGAGAGCACCCATGATCCATGACTGAGATAGACTCTTAGGACCATTCTCAAGCAACTCTAGTTCTTTCTTGCTGCTTGTATATGCTTTGTATTCTTCTCTCCAATTGGAGTCATCATAGGTCATAGTTTAAAACCAGCAAAGGTATCCTTCTGGACATCCTGCTTGATACTACCAACAACATAAGACTCTACTTCAGTCTCTTGTGGTGCTACTTGCATCCCCTTAGAGGATAACCAGTGTGCAGTCCATGGTAATGGGTTGTTAGAAATAGGAGTGTCGAAGATTGCATTAAGACCTATAGATTTTAACCTACGATTAGCAGTCCATTCAACATACTTTTGCAAAAGTTTATCATTCAATCCAATGATCGATCCATCTTTAAACAAATACTCTGCCCACGACTTCTCTTCTTCAACTGCTTTACGGAACATCTCATAGACATTCTCCTCCTCTTCCTTGATAATATCAATCATATCAGGATCATCACCTTCTCTCCACTTGTTTATTATATTCTGCGAGACAACCA